CCCAGGGGTGTTTGCGGTCTGTACGAAGACAAGACGAGCACTTGCTTGCAGAGCTCTCCCAGAACTGGGGTGTTACCATCGGTAGCCACATATGCCATTGCTTTCTCAACACACTTTTGCTCAGGTGTGACGTTATGAGGTAAGCGAAGCGTTGTGTGGAACTTAGCCAACTGCCTTCTGATGTCACACATACTATCAGGACAGCCAAACCAGACTTCACTTGAATAGTAGCGTGCCAGAAAATTGACTCCAGGTTCGCCTCTCTGTACAGTACTGGCTTCAAGTACCAATCCGAGCTTGGACGCAGCCCATTGGTGATCAGAAACTGATAATCCAGGGTCTGCACCATCGTCACCGTTATGGACTCCCAAGGCCTCGAATGCTCGCACCGGTTCGTACATATAACCGTACTCATTCTTGCCGTGTCTATAGGCACAGTAGCTGCAGAATGCTGCTCTAAGCGTTTGTATAAACGAAGTGAGGGAGCATCCTGATCCTTGAGCGGTGCCTTGGTCGTACCGGTGTTCATCGAGGTAGCCTGTGTTGTTTGCTGTGGCTTTGAGCAATTCATTCAATTCAGCGCGGTATGCTGGAAATAAACGTAAAAGCACACGCCGGTCCAACTCTCTAAGAGTGCCTGTGATGGTGCCATCCATGCGATGGTAATCTGAAATATTCATAAAATCAGCATCGGCACAGATGTCCACCATCCGTTTGGCTATCTCTGAGGGTTTCTTGCCCGGCCCATACCACTCAAACTGCTTCATATGAGCAGCAGCTGGTTGTGCAAACATTGCCAACATCAACTTCTGGAGATCATCGAACGTTGTGATGATTCTCCCATCCTTAACGTCCGCATATGCCTCTCCTTTGATGAAGGACTTGACTATCCTGCGCCAGATTATTCCTGTACTGACGGCTTTGCGCAATGATACACGTTGAGGCGCGCTGATTTGTCTCTCTGCAATTGACTCGTAGTCACAAGGGTGTAACACCGCACTCCCACACACCAAGTTTACGAATTCATCCATAAACTTATCAACGATAGAATTATAATTTGGTTCTTTCTTCTTTAAAGCTTCAATTCTACCTTTGATGGCTTGTAGAGCGTTCGCTGAGGTATTAGCCCCTGCGAAGGCCCCATGGACCAAAGGATTCATAAACGCCTGGAGTTTTGAACGAGCTTCCGGGTCAAACGTGGAGGGATTGAACTGATAAGTCCGCACCGCTTGTTCAACGGGAAACACCGTCGGAACCTTGCGAGGGATGGCCAACCTATGGTATTCTGTAGTAATTGTGGCCATGCGCTTTTGCAAGCGCGCAACGTTCTGATCGGTACTCGTAACAATGGGCATCCAACTAGCGGTTGTAGGTATCATCAAATTGGTGGTACCTAACCTGGCGACAGCGGCAATGGCGTTGTCGTCAGCCAAGCTTAAAGTTGAGCACAATGCTTCTCCTGGGCGTGATGTTGTCACGAACGTTCCTGTGGTTTTATGCACATTAAACCGTATGAATTTCGAGCCGTCTCTAGCCTCAACTATTGGGTTGAATCTTTTCAAAGTTTTACCCTCGATAAGTTTTCCAGCCAGCCATGAGCTAAAAATGCCATCATAGACTTTGATAGGAGCTAGAAGAATTAATTGTCTATGTGGTGAGATCTGTTTTCTCTCAACTGCGTAAGTTGTCATTCGGTAAGTGATGAAACACACTTTCTTTCTGACAATAAGACAATCAGTCGCATAATCCCACAAAAAGTGGGTATAACGACCGCCTCCGGCAACCACCGTGTCCAGCTGACCCTTTTCGTTGAAACTAGTAAAAGTTTCTTGGTCATGAGCTGAGGCCTCAGCTGGTACAGCGGTGTACAATAACACTGGACGAGGTTTGCCTCCTAAAAGGTAGGGCATATCCATATAATAGTCTGTGTCCACAATGGCCAACATACAATCATCTTTCTTCTCGTCACAACGATTTTCAACGTTCGTGTCCTTGGCCCACCATGTTTGCCTTGACCCTTTATAGCCTTTCCTTTGGTCAGACTTGGACATTTGAATAAAGTACAAGTCAGAACCACAGTTGGCTGCGATATTCTTGGAGCACTGGGTTGCAGCACTGCGATGTGCTGCGGCGGTGGGGTGCGTATGGCCAGGCACATAATGTGCTGGCGGTACACAACAACTTGCGAATGCGTCACGCGCTAAATCCGGATTAATTTCCGGATCAACGCTGAGGAATTCGCATAGCATCGATATCTTCCCGCGATAATCGATGTCCTTCAAGTAACAAAAGAGGGGTGGAACACTTACCACCCCCAAACCAATCTCAATGACTAGCATGTTACTCGGATTACTAAGCAAATTGTCT